TGTGCGTACTGTGACCGTTCTCGAAGTTGTTACCGATCTCGTGGTCAGAGAAGTTGTAGTAGAACCCTCGATACTTCGCCATGGTTGTGAAAGCAGTGATGGCGTTGATCTGCAGGACGTGCTCGCGGTAGTAGTCACGTCGATCATCGCTCTGCAGGTTCTTGTAGTGCACATCACCAGCAGCCCACCAGTCATCAGGCTTGACGGTGCTCTGTGCATGCGTCCAAGCATCGTTGACGGGGCCGATGGTACTCTTGTAGTTGCTGGAACAAGCGAGTACTGCCTGGATTCTTGTGGAAGCCAGAGTCAATCACATGCCAAGCACCGCTGTAGTACCCTTCAACATTGAAGGCATACTCCGTGTTATGTGTCAAGCCTGTCACACGGTGTGTGCTCAGCTGCGATTCGTACAACGACAAGAAGGTAGGAACGATCGCAGTGGAGTAAATACCCTGCGTAGGTAGGTGAAGTCTTACCTGATCGAGACCGACCGAAAGGACGTTGACGTCGAAGGTTGTCGTACTTGCCCAGAGATCGTACGTCAAGTGAACTGCTGGCAAGATCAGTGGCTGCGTAACAAGCGCAGCATCCGTGATGTGTGTATCGTCACACCAAACGGTTGCGGCCGATCCATTGGAGTTGATGCCTGTGCGGAATCGTGTGACCGCAGTTCCTGCCAAGCATGCGCCTGTGAGCGTCTCCATGTAAACACCCTTGGCATCGAACGTGATCAACGTCTGAATACCAAGAACGGTATCGACCTTCCACTCGTACCTGAAGAGCTGAGTGGTGTAGTCATGCTGGGCACCTGACGATGCGACGTTGGTTCCCGTTGCTCCGTTTGTCAGGTAGAGACCACCTTGGGCGCCGACACCAAGGGTTGCGATGTTCTGTGAACCTGCCTGGTTTCTCAGAACTCCGTAGTCGAAGTTGTTCCCAACACCGGGAGCTCCGTTGTTCTGCAGGATCTCGGAGATGTAGATGACACTCGCAAACGTACCGTCACGGATCAGCTGGCTACCTGTGGTGCCGTTCCCGACGAACTTCGCACGAGTTCCGCCTCGCGCATAGCCAGTCCCATCGTAAATGGGGTTGGCTCCTGCAAGCGAGGTAGCACCCTCTGCTGCTGCGTTGAGGGTACCACCCTGTGTGCCGGTATAGAATGCCGGCCCAAAGAGATCAGTCACGAGGCCAATCCTTCAGAGCATCGAGGCTCGCCTGGTCACTCGGCATGTAGCCGCCCGGCTCACCAGCCTTACCTGGAGCGCACCACTGCAATGCGCTAATGACGTTGAGATCGATCATGTCTTGACGGTAGGAAGGTGTCAGTACGACGCGCCTTGCTTGCTGCGCTGGATCGGGTGATCCGGAGTCAGGTTCCGCGTAGATGCCGAACTCTGCGATGCGAATGGGAAGGCCGAACTCCTTGACCCACTTGTACCACTCAGTCCAGTTCGGGTACATCGCGAGCGATACACCTGGCTGCAAGACTGGCTGGTAGACATCCGCACCGATCCAGTCGCAGTACTCTGCAGGAACGATAAAGCTACCGTCAGCTCCATTCTGACCCGGCAGGTACTCGAAGCACTCGTAGATCGGACCGAACGTGATGTCGTCACATCCGACGGACTTGACGATCGCACGCTCTACGATGAACTGCTCGACGAAGACCGCGCCCGTGTTTCCCTTCGAAGGGTTCTCAGGCTCGTGCTTGAAGCACAGGTGGAGCTTGATGGGCACCTGCGCTGTCGCGTTCATGGCTGCGAAGCTCTCGCAGTACTGGATGGTCTGTCCTGGAGAGTCGTACGAGACGATGAGATCCGTGACACCGTCGTAGCCCTGAGCGAACGGTGAGAACGTCAGTGGGAGCATCGGTCCAGCGCCACCGGTGTAGAACACACGGCCGATCTGGATCTTGCCGATGACGGCTTCGAGCAGCGCCTGTGTGTAGTAGGGCGAGCCGGACGATGACGGCGGCACCCGGGCCCCGAACTCCAACACCACAGGAGGAGGAGCTGGAAAGAGAATGGCCTCGACACGCGACATTCGTGCATCGAGATCCTTGATGGCTGCATCTTGCTGGGTGTTCTCCTGGTTGATCTGTGAACTCATGCTGTCCTCCCACTTGGCTTGCCAACTCGAGTACTTCCAGGTGTCTTGCCCTGCTTGGCGTTACCCGCCTTGGCTTGGCGTGGCAGACCTGCCTTGGGTGCTCCGGGAGGAGGAGTTCCTCCAGTCTTGGGTGCTGGCTTGCCGCCTGTCTGGAGATTGGCATCTCCGCCTGCAGGTGTCACAGGAGGTGCAACGACATCACGCGCAGTTGACGGATCTGCAGCTGGGAGATCCATCTCCTCACGCAGCATGTCCTCCAACGGATCGTCGGGACGAATCGCAGATGCGCCGATGTAGTTGCGGACTGCGAAGGACAGATCCCTCCAGTCCGTGTTCTCACCCATGCGACGAGCCTTGATCCGTGGCGGGTCGACGTTGGTGTAGTTGTACTTGGTCATCTTCGTGATGACGAACTTGTTGAAGGTGTCCTCTGCGATGTCAGCAATAAAGCGTGACGCCTTCAGGAAGAGCTGCTGGGAGTCTTGATCCGCACCTTCCTTGAAGAACTCGCCTAGCACGTTCAGGCGGATCTGGGAGTCATGGTGTTCGATCGAGCCGATGCAGTCGATGACCTTGCCCTCGAGCTTCAGCATCATGAGCTCCCAACCGGGAGGCAGCACGACGTGGGCACGCTCGTTGGTGCGCAGGTTCCGACCTAGCTGGTCAGCTGCGATCTTGTCTGCAGGCTTGTACCCGACAGGAAGCTTGATGACTGGGATGCCGACGGCGTTCCGCTCCTTCTGGATCGCGTCGATCTTGTACAAGTTCTCCTTGTAGTACCAGTGCTTGTATGCCGACCGCAACATCGAGATACCGGTGATGTCTCCACACTCTTGGTCGAATGTGAACACCACCAGCTTCTCGATCGGGATGACAACGTTCGTTGTCGTCTGCCATTCGGTAGGCGGGTAGAACTCGACACTGACAGGTCCACCGTTGTGGTCGAAGTTCCAGCATGCGACGTCCATTGGGTGCCGAGGTGCCATCTTGGTCAGGACCGTACGGCGCTTGCCGTCGATGACCTGATTTTCCCAGACGAGCTCGAACATGTAGTAGCCGAAATCCAGCATGAGTAGCGCCTCTGCGAGGACACGCTTGAAGGTCATCGACATGAGTGAGTCCAGGTTGTACCAGACCCACCAGGCTGCGTCGATCTCCTTCTTCTTCGGCTTGGACTTCTTGCCACCCTTGGACTTGCACGGCTCGCACATCCACCGTGCGGAGAGGATTGGCATCTTGGCACCTCGTAGGGTGCTTCTGACACCTCCATCGCTCTTGCGCATGCGATCCCAGGCCTGCAGACCCTTCAGGCCAACGAGATCCTGGTTGTACTCCTGACGAGTCCAGCTCGTCCAAGGCGAAGGTGAAGTGGATCCGAGCTCGGAAACCAGCATGGGATCCATGTTCTCGGTGACAAGTGCGTACTTGTGACCTGTGCCATCGTCGCGCAACTCCTCCAGACGGTAACGTCCACCGTTCAAGAAGTCGAGATCGGACATGTCAATAGTGCGCACGACACCGGTTTCCAGTGATTCAGACACCACAGGACCGGTGTCTTGATCAGCTGACACTAGAATTCCTTTCCTGTCATGTTGCCAAAGCCTCGGCCTTCCCCGCCAAACATGTCTGCTCCAGCAAGAATCAGTTCGGAGTCGCCAGGATCGAGCTCAGAGACGTAAGTCTCCTGCGATCCGGACGGCTCAGCAGCGAGATCCGAAGCATGCTTGCCTGTCAGAGGGATGGAATCCCTGCTGTAGCCTGGAGGAGGCCCTGCATTGGGCGGGTAGATGTCGGCAAGGGAGCTGAGACACCCCAGCTTGTAGATGTGTACCAGTGCATATCGCATGGCATCGATGGTGTGATCGGCCATCTTCTGGCCCCACTCTGGGACGTTCTTGCCCTTGATCGCCTCGTTGGACCTGTAGTTGTTGAACTCCTTGATCATGTCCGTACAGGTAAAGTCGATGAAGAAGCCCGGCTCCTCCTCCTTGGGAGTGCCATACTCGTCAATGACCATCAATCCGTACAGGTTCTCCCGTGCTTGCATGAACGATCTGATGAGGTCAATGCCCTCACGCCAGCTGTAATCGCTCTTGCATTCCGGCATAGCCAGACACGGGACGTTCAGGAGGCGCGCAACCGTGACGGCGGCTTCAGGATCAGCCGCATCTCCGAAGGTCAGGTCGATGTGGTAGTTGGGAGGCTGGTCGCGCCTCTGCATCATCTCGATGTTGTCAGGGATCGTCTTGAAGCTCTGGTAGTGCACTCGCCAAACGCAGATACGATCTTCACGATCGATCTGGAACTCAACGGCAGCAAGGGGGTTGGTATAGCCCCAGTCGAAGGCGATGTAGTTCGGGAGCGTGTCGTCGTATAGGACGTTACGCACCATGCTGTGCTCGTCCCACTCCGGGAAAATCTTGCCGACGAAGGATGCGAAGTCCGCACCGATCTCCTGCATGAACCATTCCGGCATGGTGGTCTGCTCGAGAAGCTTGATCTCGGAATCCTCGCGCCCGCCTGGGTAGACAGCTGTGTTGGCCCAGCTTGGGAAGGACCAGCTCTCGTAGTCAGGGAAGTCTGGGTTGTTGCCACGCATCCACTCGTCATGGAGCCAGTTGAAGCCCTCAGGTGTAGTGGCGAAGTCAGCGCCCCCTCTCTTGTCCGCTAGCGCAGGACGAATGAATCGCTCCCACGTCTCGGACTTGTGCTTCGCCGCCTCGGACATGATGACCCAGTCCAAGGCCTCTCCGACCAGGTTCTCCGGGTGATCCGCTGAGCGAACCTCGAGCCGGGTATTCCACGGGAACTGGATCCACATGTTCCCCTGCTTCTTGTTGTACGCCCGCTTGATCCGCTTGTCTCGTCCCATGCGCATCTTGATGATCATGTCGTCCCAGACCTGACGAAACTCCTTCTCCCCCAGGTCGTAGGTAGGACCTACAATCCAGTACATGCTGTTGGGG